TTTTTATCTGGTAGAGAATACCACAATTGAAAAGGCTCGCGCCATGCCTTCAAGTCTATTTGAAGAACATGACGATGGTTTATATATTACCGACTTATTAAATTGAATAAGTATAACATAACAGATAATTATTACTATGATGAAGCAATCTTTAATCTTTTGCATATGCGCGAGATCATTGATTGGAATAAGTATTCTTTGGTCTTTATGGGGTCTTAGTCTGTGATATACTTATCAGACAATCGAAGACACTTAATATGCTATCCATACTCTATTCAGAATTTACACAGTATGGCAAAAGACTTGAATATTAATAAATGTTGGTATCATAGTAAACCTTACGCGCACTATGATATACCTAAAAGAAGAATTAAAGAAATACAAAATAAGACACAAATTATAACTAGCAAACAGTTATTAAAAATATGTAAAGGATACACTATTATGGAAAACTATCTCGAAGACTCTGCAAGAAGTATGGCAACACAAACTGAAGACCAAAGACAGATTGAAGGTTATAATCTTTGTGTAATCGAACAAATGTCAACATTCGGGTCGCTTGCTGATATGCTTAAAAGAAGTATCTTCTACCAAGACTCTAAGGCTGGTGAAAGATATCAAAAACATATGCGCGAAGTTTCGCGGAAGTTATATGACGCTACACCAAAGGATAAAGAGATTAAGACATTGACACAACCTCAGATGGATTTGTTTCACAGTCTCTTAGGGCTTATGTCAGAATTAGGCGAAGTGGCCGAAGCCTACGCGGAGTCTATTCTATTTGATAAAGAATTAGACTCAGTCAATATGAAAGAAGAAGTTGGTGATATGGCGTGGTATCTAGCCATTCCCCTAAGACAAATTAATGTATCGTTTGAAGAGTGTCTGGTGACAAACATCTCAAAACTTAAAGCTCGATTCCCCGATAAATTTAATTTTGACGATGCTGTGAATAGAGACTTGGATAATGAGCGAAAAGTTTTAAATAATAAATAAGACTATGAAATCATTTAAAGAATATATTAAAGAGTCTGGTAGTATTGATGAACTTATGCTTTCAGCTAAGAGATCGTCTAAAAATATTTCCAGACTTAATATGCCGCAACTTACAGAGAAGAATACTAAAAATATTCTTGCTTTTCTTGATGAGAATGGCGTAAAATATAAGAAAGAGACTGTAGACAGTCTTAAACTTAAATTCGCCCAAGCTAACTTTCATAAAGATAAAATCGAAGCCTTGGTAAAGAATATAGACAAGGTTAAGAATAAGATCGTCTATATCACCAAAGATAATTATGTATTAGATGGCAATCATCGCATTATTAGCTTGCAATATCTGAAAAAGTCTGCTATAGTTATGAGGATAGATATGGATTTTGATAAGCTTATAAAGCTATTCAAAGACTTTAAACAAGTAGAGTATAAAGAATCATACATTATGGAATCATCACTATCAAGATTGTGGACTAAGATCGAAGCCTATGATGTAGGGTCTATCTCAGCCTTTCGTGGAGAGTTTAAGCGTTCGGAGAATATGACCAGAACAAAAGAACTTCTCGCGGCTTTGCTTACGCGCGGTTACTCTGTTACACAGGTTAAAGGATCATATATTGAAAATCTAGGTACGCCAAAAGAAAAAGAAGTAGGCGAAGTCTCGTTCTTCGTGGCAGACCATAAAAAGTCCGGAACTCTTAAGCAAGACTTACGAAGACTTGGCGCAAAATACGATCAAGACTCTATTCTATATGTACCGCATAAAAAAGACGCTATGCTTATCGGTACATCTAAGCGTGATACAGCTTGGCCGGGAATGAATAAGATTGAAGTTGTAGGCAAGGCAAAGTTTGGACAAGCATTAGGCAAATTCTTTTCGAGAATTAACGGGCGTGTTTTTGCTTTTGAGTCTATGGAAAACGTACCACTGCCAGACCATATTGCAGGATTGCGCGGTATGCACGCAACGGGTAATCGAATACTTAAAGAAGCTTATGATGCGGAATGCTCAGAGAAAATCTAAAGAGTCTAATAAAGACTTGTATATTGTTCTAATTCCACTTATAATACCTATTATTATACTAATAATCATACTTATCTAATCACATACATATATAAAGAGGATTGAAAAATGTCAGACGACAATGATACCCCTGTACCCGAATCGCAAGATTATGACAATTTCATTGGCAAAAAAGTTTCGCCTATGGATGACCTCTTCGGTAAGAATGAAACAGTTGATAAAGAGTGGAAAAAACACTGGGTAGGTATGCCAGAGTTTGTAATTAAGCCTGAAGAGCCTTATAAGAAATTACAGATTAACTTTGCCAGTAAAGAAGACTTTGATGAGTTTCAAAAGCTAATTAGTCAGAAAATGTCAGACAAGACAAAGATTATCTGGCATCCTAAACGAAGCGAAACTAAGAATAGTCTCTTACGCTGGATTGAGGTTTCTGATGATGAATAGAGTCTTTACACAGCCTACACATCCTGTAGGTATTATATCAAAGGGTCGATACGAGTCTATGTATACATCTCGTTCATTACGTAGAATGAAGATTCCACATTATATTGTTATAGAACCACAAGAAGAAGAATTGTATATCAAAGCTTTGAAAGACTTTGATCTTAAAGACTACGCGACACTTATCATTGCGCCATTCTCTAATCACGGTGATGGGCCCGGAAGGGCAAGAAACTATTTTTGGGATTGGTGTCTTGCCAATAAGGATACAGGCAGTCATTGGATTCTTGACGATAATATTCAAGACTTCTATAGAATGCATAATAATCAAAGAGTGCGAGTCGAGTCTGGTATATTATTCAAAGCCTGTGAAGAGTTTGTAGACAGATTTGAGAATGTTCCCGTTTCTGGATTACAGTACAGATTCTTTTTGACAGGTAGAGTTGTTAAACCACCAATTATCCTTAACACCAGAGTCTATTCTACTCTTTTGATTAGAAACGACTGTAAGCATAGATGGCGCGGGCGATATAATGAAGATACAGACTTATCATTGAGAGTTCTTAAAGATGGAGACTGTACCATAGAGTTCAATTTCTATCTTCAAGGGAAGTGTGCGACACAGACTGTCAAGGGCGGCAACACCGAAGAGTTTTATCATTCGGAGAATATCACAGAAGATGAAAAAGCCTTGCTTAAAAGTAAAAAGTATCATGAGTTAGGCACTCTTAACAAGTCTCAAATGCTTGTGGATATGCACCCAGACGTATGTGAACTTGTATGGAAGTATGACAGATGGCATCACCTATGTAACTTCAGTTCATTTAAAGTGAATAAGCTTATATACAAAGATGGTAAATCTGCCAAAGACTTTAAAGATGAAGATAAAAAATATGCCAATATGGTCCTTATTGATGATTATTCTTCAGAAAAGTATCCAGTTTAACTTGACATGTTGGTCCAAAGTGTTATTATAGTCTTGTAACTGAGATTTAACCAAAAGAAAGAGACTATATCATGATAGAACATATGAAAACACTGATTGACTTTAAAGAATATTTGAACGACTTTTACGGTTGTGTGCCCGATGCTTTATACCCTTCAGGTAGAGAGATTACATATACAGAGACTATCAATGCTGTATGTCACATTTTCGAGACTCATGGAGAGTTTGTTGGAGACTCACTAGATTGTGAAAGAGCGCGTGACTTTATTTTCACTAAAGAAGAGATCGACACTATTTACTCAAATGCGGATAAATAAAATTTAAACGCCTAAGTCTTTGATATACAATAATAAAATACTTTAAAGAAGCTTTAAAGCTTCTTTTTTTTATATCTATGGTACTACCCTACCATAAGTGAATTTTAAACGCTCTTTGTCTCTGTAACTATCTGATATTAAACGATAAAAAAAGACGAATTTTATCTTGACAAACTTATATAATATGATAGTATAATGTAAGACTTTTAATCTAGCGAAAGATATCACACCATGAACGAACTTACAATATCAGTAAAAATTGACAAAATTCTTGAAGACTACACAACACAGTATAATAGTCTTGAAAAGTCTTTACAGGAATTTGAAAACCATTGCACCAATTTACAAAGCAAGGCTACATTATACGGCACGTTTGGTAATACACACTTAGACTTCGGTAGAGTCTATATCAAAGACTTGAAAGACTCTTTGCTAAAGTCTTCGTGGCAATATATGTATCAGAAATTAAATATTGAGACTATTGCTCCCGCTACAGACAAAGCAATGTTTCGCCGCGCATTGGAAAACCCGCCAGAGTTTACATATGAGAATATTACAGCAACCTTTGAAGACTATTGGCAGAATCCATTTGAAAATATTCTTCGTGGCTTGGCTGAAGTCTTTACAAAACTTGACCCAGCGTATAAGTCTCATGAAAAGGTTAAGATTGGCGTAAAAGGACTACCAAAAAGAGTTATTCTATCTAGTGTCAATAGTTATGGCTGGGGTAGAGAGTCTGTTATGGATATTTTGAATGCTCTTGCTGCCTATCAAGGGAAGCCTATGGCTTCATATCAGGATGTATCAGAATTACTGAAGGATAGTGAATATCTCAAAGACTCGCGTGGCATTTGGCTAAAGAGATATAAGAATGGCAATGCGCATATGTATTTTGATACCGAAACGCTGAGGGATATTAATAAAGCCTTACACCAATATTACGGCGATGTTTTGGCAGATTGTCACACAGAGACTGAACATAAGCAAACAAGCTCAGCGGTGGCTAAAGACTTGCAGTATTATGCAACACCTGTAAAGATTGTTGATAAGATTTTAGAGAATGTATATTTTCAGGATGGCGATCATGTATTAGAACCTTCGTGTGGGTGTGGTAGATTTCTTGATGGTATGAAAAGACTTAATAAGTCTCTTAATGTTTTGGGAATTGAGTATGACGCAGGGCGTGTGTCTGAGGCTCGCGCAAAGGGGCATACAGTCATTATAGACAACTTTCTTGATATCCCGCCTAAAGAAGCATACGATAAAATTATTATGAACCCTCCTTTTTATGGTAAACACTATGAAAAACATATTCGCCATGCTTTGAAGTTTCTTAAAGATGAGGGAACACTCGTGGCGGTCTTACCGAGTACCGCGCGATACGATCATAATCTATTATCAGACTTAGACAAAGGCTATAATACTTGGACAGACTTACCGTGTGGAAGTTTTCGTGAGTCTGGTACAAATATTGCAATTAGTGTCTTTACCTATAAAAAAAGTCATTGACAGAGTCTGTAGATGTGCTATTATGTATGAGTAGACACAAAGAGAGAGACATATATTATGAAACGTAAAGAATTTAAGACTACAGTATATAAGAATGACAAATTAATCTTTGAAGCCACAAACTATGCGTGGAACAAAGCCCATCAAAGCATTACAAAGACTATCAGAGAGTTGGCAACCGTTGGTGAAGTTTGGACCATGATTGATAAGTATTATGCTAAGAATGAGTTTAAAGAGCATATTGACTGTGTTCAACATTGGGAGAATGAGTCAAACGATTTAATTCGCTTCTGTATCGAAAAGGTTGGGGAATAGAAAATGAATATATTCTATCTTTCACACTCACCAAAACTTGCGGCTGAGTATCACTGTGATAAACACTGTGTAAAGATGATTCTTGAAGCGGCGCAACTACTAAGCACTGCACATAGAGTCTTAGATGGTGAACAATATACAGAATTGACAGAATCTAATAGACGTATCAAACGCTGGAAACACCCAAACGTAGACTTTGAAAATAATCTATACAAGGCTACACACATTAATCATCCATCGGCAGTATGGGTTAGAGAGTCTGAGACACATTACGTATGGTTGTATCGGCATTTCTTATGCTTAATGGCAGAATACACTAAACGATACGGTAAAATTCACGCATGTACTAAAATGGTATCTTTATTGGAGATTGTGCCTACTAATATACCAAAAACTCAATTTAAGTTTCCACCACAAGCCATGCCTGATGATGTTAAAGACTCAGATACTGTTACAGCCTATAGAAATTATTATATGGTCTATAAGCGTGATATTTCAAAATGGAAGTCTGGGTGCGTGCCTGAATGGTATAAATAGTATGATAGGAGATATGATATGTTTACAGGAAAAGAATTAGACTTTATGATCGGACAACCGATTGTTTCACAGGATTTAAAGACTGGTGAACTTACGTATCATACACAACCTACACCTAAACCATCTAGCACCTTTGCAGATGTTTTTGTATCCTCTATCAAAAAAGACTTTACACCCTCATAAATTAATGCGTTATAAGTGTTTTGTTTGACTTCCACTCAATAAGTAAGAGTTCGAATCTCTTATGACGCTCCACCTATACGAGAAAGATAAGAAATGAAAGCTGAAGACTATTTCAAGCCTGTGACGAACCATATTTTAGTTAAACTTGCGCCTGTTACAGAGACTAGCAAAGGCGGTATTCTACTGCCAAATCAAAAAAAGACACGAAGCCAAAAGATGCTTGTGCTGGCTGTAGGCAGTCTTGTAGAACATTGTAAGGTAGGCGACTATATTCTAGTTGAAAATGGAGAGTTTAAGCCACTTAAACACGAAGACTTCAATTCAGAAGAAGAATATGCCATTACAAAAGAGACTTGCGTTATAGGAGTTTTTGAATGATGGATACACAACCAGTCTTATATATCCTTGCGCGAAGTGATTTAGCTTCTATGAATGCTGGAAAGCTTGCGGCGCAGTGCTGTCACGCGGCTAATGATTTTACGGCGACTATGGATAGACTTAATTCTATTCAGGAAATTAATGACAGTGACGAACACGTAGATACACTATATCAGTATAATGAATGGTTAAATGAGTCTGAAGCAAGAACTTTCGGAACAACGATTATTCTCGATGGTATAGATGAAAAAACTATTTTAAATTTAAACGAAAGGTTCTTGTTCTTTCAAAAAAATAGTGGTATTATCGTAGACGATACTTATCCAGTCCGCGATGGTCAAGTAACACATTTAATTCCCTTAATAACCTGTATGTGGGTTTTTGCCGAAGATAGAAACGATACTATTTTCACTTCAGCACTAGATAGTTTTAATCTATATCCATAAGAAAGAGATTACATTATGAACAAAGCTTTTACGACTCTATATGAAGTCTATAACAAGGCTGATTACCAACTTTTGTTGTGTGGTGGCGCAGTACGCGATATGTGTAATAATACCAAACCAAAAGATTACGACTTTGCAACCGATGCTACACCTGAAGAGACACTTGCACTCTTTAAAGATACTGAGTGGAATGTCATAGAGACTGGTATAGAGCATGGTACGGTTACTCTTTATCACTATGATTTTCCAGCGTCTTATGAGATTACAACTTTTCGATATGATGAAAATTGCGATGGTCGTCACGCTGAAGTTAAATATACCAATAATGTATATGTAGACGCTTCGCGTAGAGACTTTACTTTCAATGCAATGTATATGTCACACCTCGGAGAGTTGATTGATCCCTATGAAGGCTTGAAAGACCTTAGAGATAAAAAAGTGGTCTTTGTTGGCGATCCTGAGCGCAGAATTAGAGAAGACTCTTTACGTCTTTTGCGCTACGTGCGTATGCTATGTAAGTTTTCTGGTGGAGAGTATGATAAAGCCTCTATGAAGGCTGTTAAGAAATATGCCTCATTAATTGCCGAAGTATCTGTAGAAAGAGTCTGGCAAGAATTTACTAAAGTCTTTGAGGATAATCCAGAGAATGCATCATGTTTTCTGGCAATATGTCAAGAATTGGATATATCTTACACACTTGGTTTACCAGTTTTAAAAAATAGCCGTATCTTAAACCTATCTACACATACTATAGAAGCATATCCGTCAATTGTCATGGCGTGCTTGTATGGCAACTCGCGCAACTATACAAAATTCTGTAAGGCTTATAAACTGTCAAATCATGAGAAAGAGTTTGGGTTAGACTTTCTTTATCTGACACAAGACTATACGCAAGACTCTTTTAATAGTAGTGTTGTCACAGACTTAGTCTACGAGGGAATGCATGTTGATATTATCGAAGCGGCGTGTGAGTATTTTCATAACAAACATCTGGTCGAACATATGGACCATATTCAGTCTACTATGAAGCCTTTTCCGATTTCAGGCTTAGACTTAAAAGAAATTGGATATGTAGAGGGTCAAGAATTAGGAAACGCGCTTAAACACCTAAAATATCTATGGAAAACGAGTAGATATACATTCACCAAAAAACAATTATTAGAAAGAATTGATGTAAAATGAATATAACACAAAAAGATATTGACAAGCTTGCCGCAAAGTTGTACCATACTGTATATGTCGATGGGAACTATTTTAAACTTAATTCACGGGCGGCATCTTTATCAGGCTTTAAAAGGCTTGCAAAAACATTATTAGAAGGTGGATATGACGCTAACAACGGCGTTTGATAAATGTGAAGAAGCTAAAAAAGGTTTTCAGATAGAGAACTTGACTGTCTTGTCTTATAGTAATAATTTTACACACTGGCACTATGTAACAGAATGTGATACACTCGCTAAGGTATGCGAGCCTGCATATTTTACAAACACCGCTGGTATGTTTAGTAAAGGCGATTTGATTGCTATTAACGCGCAAGATGGCAATGCCCTGAAATGGGTCGTAGAATGTACGTATTCTAATTACATAGTCATTGAAGGATAAAATATGCTTAAACGAATATTCGTAGGTACTTACTATTTTTTCTATATAAAAAGAAAATTAGGGAATAGACAAAGATTCTGGTTATGGTTAGGCTTAAAATGGAAAGCCGATCTTATTGCAGTCTTTCATATTCTACTGGTAGGTGTTTTTGCAGTAAGTGCTTTTATACTCGGTATCACGGCAATTATATTTGAGCATGGTTCACAAAAACTTAATTCGCTATGTAAGCTTATATCAAAGAAAAGTGGTCTTAAAAATCGTGGAGATATGTTGGCTAATCAGCGTAAAAACGTGGCTAAAATGATTAGACAGGAAATTAAAGACAAATGCGAAAGTCTGGATTAGACTTTAAAGTGTTTTTCATCTTTGCTATTAGGCACAAAAGACTTTTTACGCATAACAGTCTTGGCTACTAATTCAAGATCGCCCCTGCGGTCAAGTTTTAAAGCAAAGGGAACATTTACATCAGTCTTCAAGTCTGTTAAGACTGCTTCAAGATTTTTCATCTTTTTAATAGCAGGACCATATTTTTTATAAGTGTCGAGAAACAGTTTCTGAACTTCACATACCGTAATTTGTCTATTGTTTCTAGTGTCATTAATTCTATCAAGAAAGTGTCTTGAAAATTCAACATCAACACCCAGCATACCCCAGACTTGATCTAGGTATTTTTCAAGTTTCGATAAGTCTGATTTTGATACTTCTTTATTGGCATCACAACCGACTAAAAATTCTCTAAAGGATACTATTTTCATTTTACTTGACAGACTATTAATTATAAGATATAATATATTTATAAAATAAAGAAAGATACACAATGAGAAATATATATTTTGCAAGCGATCACCATCTTTTCCATAAGAAGCTGATTAACAAGTCTGAAGAAGGCTTTATGCATCGTCCATTTGAGACTATTGAAGAGCATAACGAAACGATCATCGACAATCATAACAGTCTGGTGAAGGATAATGATATTGTATGGTTTTTAGGTGACGTATGGTTAGCGCCCGGTGATGACCCATCATTTAAGTTTGATTACACCATTCTTGATAGGTTTAAAGGAAAGAAAAGACTTATTCTAGGCAATCATGACACAAACGCAAAGCGGCTGGGCTTCGAAGACCACTTTGATAAAATTTTGGCATATGAAGAGTTGTTTAAAGAACGAGTCATTGTTTCACATATTCCCATACACTCATCACAACTTGAAGAGCGTTTTGATAAAAATATCCACGGTCACGTACACTCTAAGACACTTGACGATGCGCGATATGTAAATGTTTCATTGGAGAATACAGACTATTTTCCTGTATCATTAGATAGGATTATGGCAGAAAATGTATAAAACCAGAAGAATTACAAGAGAGGCGGCGGCTATTATGAAAGATAATAACACGAACATTGCGTTGGTAGTAGATGATGCGCGAGATCATACATATGAGACTGTTATTAGGAATAGAGTAGATATGAAGCTTCCTGTTCTTACAAAATCCCTTACTGTTATTAATGATAAGGCTAAACTGCAAGAATTGTTAGACGATCTTGCCAAAGACTATTTACCCTTTGTTATATATAGCTACAGTGGTATGATTATCGACAAGTCTGGACTTAATATTATTAAGTATGACGTAAATGACAATACAATTTCGTTTAAAGTCATAGGAGACGATGCGTGGAATGATAAGATTATTGCAAAGTGTAAAGAGTATCTGACAGAGTATCATTTTCATATGAAGTGGTATTATAATGAAAAGGGCGCATATACAACATTGCCAGTCCAGCATGATAAACAGCCTGTTACAGAAATGTATCCATTCTTAGGGGATGAAACACTCACGGAGTATTACGATAGATATACGGCAAGCTCTTCTAGTATTCTACTTCTTATTGGACCACCCGGAACTGGTAAAACAACATTCATTAAAGGCTTGCTGGATTATAGTAAAAGCTCGGCAATCCTGACATACAATACAGCTATTCTTAACGATGATGAGATTTTTGTAAACTTTCTTACAGGCTCTGAAAAGTTTATGATTATGGAAGACTGTGATACGTTTCTTGAAAGTCGCAAAGAGGGTAATACCATGATGCATAGATTTCTTAATGTTTCAGATGGTCTTGTATCGGTAAAGAATAAAAAGATTATCTTTACAACAAATCTGGAGAATACAAACGATATTGATCCCGCTTTGTTACGTGCTGGACGATGTTTCGATGTGTTGCATTTTGATGAATTGTCTTACTCAGAGGCTGAGAAGCTTGCTAAAAAGTTTGATAGAGAATTGCCAGAACATGATAAGAGTACATACACAATTGCAGAAGTCTTCTGTGATATGAATAATAATAAACACGAACGCAAGATGGGATTTCAAGTATAATGACACTTTCAATGGGACTATTAATATATGTATTGGTGGGTATAGTCTTTGTAGAGACTGTATTGTATGTAGCTCATTCTTCGGGACTTATGACTAAAGAAAATATAGATGATATTGAAAAAAAGAAATATAGCCTTCGATTAGTTATTTTTGCATTATATCCAGCTTTAATGCTACTTTTCCTATTCCAATATACAGTGAATAGGAAACTATAAATAATATCAGATACACTTACAATAGAGGAAGTTAATGGTCAAGAAAACTAGACGGTCTTCAGACTCAAATGGTGGACAAATTAAGAAAACATTTCATCTCAAAGATTTGGTTGCAGTACGTCCAATGACTGATACACAAGAAAATCTATTCGACATATGGGAAGACTCGCCTGAGACTTCCCATTTTTTATGTGGTAGTGCAGGGAGCGGCAAAACATTTTTGGCGGCGTATATGGGATTGGTAGACTTATTATCTAAAGATACGCCATACGATAATATAGTTTTTATTCGTTCTACAGTACCTACGCGCGATCTGGGATTCTTGCCGGGCGAATTGCACGAAAAGATTGAAGTCTACGAACAGCCTTATATTGAGATTTTTGACCAACTCTTTCCTTGGAAAAATTCTTATGTAAATATGAAAGAAAGAGGCTTAGTCAAATTTGCGCCAACGTCATTCCTTCGTGGACTTACATTTGATCGTTCTATCATTATTATGGATGAGTGCCAATCGGCAACCTTTCACGAACTAGATACAGTTATGACTAGGATGGGTAAACATAGCAAGATTATCTTTTGTGGTGATATTAAACAGAATGATCTTATTAATCGTAGACACGAAAAGTCTGGATTTACACAATTTTACAACATTCTATTGACAATGAAAAGAGACTTTAATATACTTGAATTTACAAACGAAGATATCGTCCGTTCGGGCATGGTTAAAAACTATTTAATTGCCAAGGAAAAAACTTTAAAGTTTGAGTAATTTCATATCAGATGGTCTTGGATTTGCGTTCAAAGGAGCAGAATGAGTGACTAATCCTGCCTTGCTGGGTAACACGGCTATAGTAGGAAATAATGACGGGACCCCCCTAATACCAAACTCTTCTGTACTCTCTAAAGAGACTTCATCACCATTCACCAAGAATGTAAAAAGCTCCGTCATTCTTGAAGTTGAAAGGTTATTATGCATAAAGGCTACTGTTCTGGTTGGAGATAAGTTTGCAGTATTGGATATTGTCCAATGAATCTGCGCCGCGCCTTCACCAGAAGGTTTTAAAGCCTTTTCACTATGTTTAGATAGTGTTCCCGAAGTATTTTTAATTACACAATATTTTATATCATTAGCTGGTGCAGTGAACGTCATTACTGCATGAGTGTTATTAACAGCCTCTATAGATAAGTCGGGGCTTGATATAGGTTTATTGGTAAATAAAACAAGTTTATTAGTGTTTGCTATGGTTGTTCCTGTAACGGTAAGCAAGACTGCGCAACCGTGTGGATTTCCGGCCGGAACAATAATTTCAGTCTCTGACAACACCGCACTAAAAATTGGCATATCAGTTACCGAGGCTTCGCCAAGGTCTAACTCTGCACCTAGAGTGAATGTATCACCAGAGATGGTGACAACCTTGGCAAATAACCCAAGCCCCTGTTTCATGTATAACACAACGGCTTTAGTCTCTGATAGTATTGCCAAACCCAATGCTCTGTGACTTGAAGCTGAACTGTTTGCTATAACATTCTCATAGTCTAAAACAGAGTACGCGCTTCCGCTTCGTGACATTAAAAAGGCTACATAAGTGTCATTTACAGGTTCGTAATTTATACCAAAGGCGCGAGTATCTGATAATCTCTTAATAGCGGGATTACAGCCGCCACCGCCCATTTCCGTAGAATCAAAATCAATTTGTGAGCCTATAGAAAGACTATTGCCTGTTATACTAATAGGATAGCCTATCATATTGCCGCTCTGCGCGGGCGTTGTTAGATATAACAAACCTTCACTGTCACTTAACATACACAATCCTGCATTCTGTAAACTCGGGGCTAACCCAATGCTATTCGTAGCGTCATACACAGTATAAAAACTGGCTGAACATAATAACTGGCTGACAAGTGTTCCTTGTTTTCTTCCACCTCTCCAGTAAAAATTAATTGCTTTTGAGTCTTCAAGTGTAATACAGTCTGTCATAGTCTTTCCTTATCTTTCTAAGTGTATTTATAAATAACTGTATGTATAAAGTTGTAAATAATTGGTTATTTGAAAATAACACACCCCTACAAAAAGTGTCTATAAACGAAGACAAGTATTCGCGCGGTAATAACGTATGTGATTATATCATATACCATTATACAGCCTCCACTTCAGCGTCTAGTGCGCATAACACATATAAAAACGGCAAAGTGTCTTGGCATATTACAATAGATCGTGATGGGACGCTTTATCAACTCTTAGATTTTCGTAAAAGAGCTTGGCACGCTGGTATCAGTAATTGGGTAAGACCAAATGGTGAACAAACAGGTGGATTAAATTCGTGGAGTATCGGTATAGAGTTTATCAATGCTGGACCACTTTCTTTTTCGGGGTGTGAATATAAAACATGGTTTGGTAGTGTCATATCACCGTTTGACGTATATACAGATGAAAATGGTAAACACTGGCAAAAATATACAACACAGCAAATAAAACGCGCTTTAGACATAACACCAGTATTATGTAAACAATACAAATGTCTTGACGTTATGGCACACTCTGAAATATCCCCTAGAAGAAAACAAGACACTGGTCCAGCCTTTGATGAATGTCTTTTATCATTAAAAACAATTTGCAAAAATATAAGAAGTGGTGTATAATAGTATTATAAGAATCGAATAGAGGATATATAATGCTCACCAATAATAGAAAATCACTAATTAAGACTTACGCAAGTCGTAAACCTATCAAATATTCAAACATTCCGCTGGAGTCTGATATAGTCTGTGATTGTATTACATACATAGCCAATAATCATGAAGACTGGACGTGTGAAGAGCTTGAATATTTCATTGAAATGATTAAGTGTACTACACCATATACGAAGGACGAATAATATGTCTATTGATACATGCGTAAAGTGTTCACGAATGGTAGATACCGATTACGATTGTGGGGCATACTATTTGTTATATGACGAAGACTCTAATAAAGAGTCTGGTGAAGTCTTAGCGAATAATTGTCACTGTTATGATTGTCGTTACTTTAATACGAAACAGGAAGCCTTATTATACAATGAGTCAATTTCGAGATAATTTTAGAAAGAAAGAATATGATTTTACAAGACCTGAATATGTCTTTAATGATGCATACGATTCTCAGTTGGAGTGTGACAGTACCACACTTACAAGCGGGAGACATTACACCGTTCCTGATGGCAGTAAGTACGCTTCTGTAACGACTATACTATCTGCCACACAGTCTAAAAAAAAGAAAGCAATTCTTAAAGACTGGATAAAGCGAGTTGGCGTAGAAGAAGCAGAAAAGATTAAAAACGATGCTGGAGATAGAGGTAATACTTTACATAATCTGTGCGAGTCTTTTATAAAAGGTGAAGAATACACCATACCAAAAGTAAACACAAACGAGTATCATCTATTCAGACAGGTATATCCAGAGTTAAAGAATATTAATAATATACACAACCTAGAGGGTGTATTATTTTCCAATAGAATGCAAATTGCAGGGCGCGTAGATTGTGTGGCAGAATATAAAGGCGTATTGTCTATTATAGACTTTAAGACCACAATCAAAGAAAAAAGAAAAGAATGGATTGAAGACTATTTTATCCAGACTTGTTTATACTCTTTAATGTTCTCTGAAATGTATGGCATTGTGCCTAAACAGACTGTTATTATTATGGCTAAGGATAATGGGGCTATGGCTGATGCTCAAGTCTTCATAGAGTCTCCGATAAACTATTTTAAACAGTCTATACAAAGAGTGAGGGAGTATCACAAATGGACTTAAATGCGTTTATTGCAGTAATTGTAATGATTACACCTACTGGTGAGATTGTTATTAAAAGTAACCCAATTGTATTTGACACTTTATCAGAATGCATGTATAGTGCAGTGACGACTAGCGAAATGCTCGCTTCGATCACTGAAGAATATACGAGTATTAACGCAAGCTGTTTAACAATTAGAAATACGCGAGGAATATAAGTGTTCAATACTTACGAAGACTTTAAAAAGACTTATGATATTGATAATATTGAAAAATTATCATATGAAGAGTTTTATCAAAGATTCACTAAAAGTGATACAAAGGCTGAGCCTGTATTGTATATTGATTATATTAAAAGTCGAACTTGGAATGACTATAGAGATAATCATGATAGCTGGATGCATATGATATATGAGTTTTTTTATTCAGAGCCTGAGCGTATTCTTAGGCAATGGTGGGAAGACCATTGTGCAATCTCCAATAAGTCTGAGATTATGGACGAATTGTTTTTTGATAATAAAAATATTGAAGTAAATGGGTTTATTGACGGTAAAAAATTTAGTGTGAACGGTCGAGTAATTAAGAATCTGTTTTATGATGAAATTTACTACGGCACTGAGAGGACTAATAGCGGTAGTGTAGCAACACTTACAGCCTTGTTAGGCTTTGTGAAAGAATATACCACTAATAGAAAAGCAACATTATCACCACAGACTTTTGATATTATTAAGAATAAAGACTATAGCACGTTTTTTGCCATTTTGCGTGGTATTACAAGTAAAGCAAGTGTTTTTAATCCATATACATATTATTACATTATTCAGAACATTCTACCTAAAGGAAAGAGTATCTATTGTCCAGTCTCTTCGTGGTGCGTGCCTGTGCTTGCTTTTAACAATCTTACAACATATAATCATATGGTTATGGGTGACGTATTATCTGAAGTATTGACTAAGTCTGAAAAACTTCACGAATTTATTAACAATAGAAACACTATCTTCGCGCCTGATAAGACGCTTGAAACAGTATGCTTGCCTACAGAAAGCCTGAAGAATACTAATTTTCCAGAAAAGTATAAAGAGTCTTTTGATACTGTATTCTTTTGCCCACCATATTACAATCTTGAATTGTACCCAGACCCAGACGGTAATCAGAGTACCACAACATATAAGACTTACGAAGCGTGGCTTGAAGGCTATTGGAAGGCTACGGTAGACTTATGTTACGATACGTTGAAGACTGGTGGTTGTTTTTCCTTTGTGATTGTTGAAAAGTATAGAGACGTACAAATATCAAAAGATATGTTAGAGTATGCTATGAATAAATTCGAGCATGTAGAGTCTAAGAAACTTTCATGGGGTGGGTTTAAAATCAGAAAACAAAATCACGGTAAAAGGGAGAATGTAATTGAAGATGTCCACATACTTAAAAAGATTTAAAACGGGATGGATTCAGGATCGACTGTCAGCATTGCTGAACAGGACGGGGGTGCAAATCCCCCCCATTCCACCAACAAAAATTAAACTCACTGATCACGTAGTTACTAGATACAGTCAAAGAGTGAATGATAGAGATACTATAAAAGTTATAACATGCTGGAGAGTATAGACTATGATAGACTGGAATACAGATATTAAAGAATTATATCGTGTCGGCGAAGAGTTAAGAGATACTGCCATTCTATTATATATAGATGGTGTGGCATGTCTGGCATTTTACGGATATGATTCTGAAGGCTATGCCGATGATGCGCGGCTTGGCTTTTGGGAATGCGAATATTATGAATATTCTTACGGATATAGTCACACACCGATTGAAGAGGCTGAAATTACAGCATGGAGTATTATAAATGAACCTACTTGAAAAATTAGAGTCTGTAGTAAATGAGTTGGATATTCATAGCAATGGCCGCCGAAGACTCGAAAATATCATCGAAGAGTTGGCTACACACTCTATAGACAATCCTGATATTATCGTTGCAGGAAGAACTATGGGTTATAATATGTGGAATGGTCTAACAGACTGTTACGTGGTGCTGGAGAATGAAAGCATATACGAAAAAGTTGGCGATAATCTATATAAGGATGTAACACGCTTTGAGGTTATAGACCATAATGGTAGAAGTTATGTCTCAAACAGTGTAAAAATTACACCATCACTACAAGACGCTGGAAAAACTCTTAAAATGTTTGTAGAGTCTGATAAGAATAAATAAGAGTATGCTAATACACACAAAGCCTAGAAACAGAATTAAAATTAAGAATTATCTTGATGATAATAAAATAAACTGGGCTAGGTCTTATCGCAATGGGATTGATAACTGGAGTATCTTTTTTAGAAATGACGCTGAAAAAGATACGGTTTTAGCCACCGTTGAAAAATTAAATGAAAATATCGTGACTTTTAAAGATTTTTTATCAAATAACACTTGACACTCAGTATAAACTAATGTATAAATATAAGCATACGCAAACACAAATGAACGTATGAATTACAAAGTAGCCGCGTAGTCCTAACGGATCAAACAGCGAAAAGTCTTTCGGAGTTTTGAATGTTTTCCTTAGCAACAGAAAAAACATTCATTTTATACTTGACACTATCCTACATATAACGTATATTAATAATATAACTAATATTGAAAAAGGAAATATATCATGAGTAACGCAGTAGAAAACTTTCTAAACGACACAGCCCCAACTAAAACAGTTAAAAACTCTAAGAACAATGAAATTCAGGCTATTAAAGACCGCTTGAATAATATCGTTGCAAGCCTAGAGTCTATTGACACAGAGCGCGAGCTTATCAAAGATGTGCTTAAAGAATTAAAAGAGTCTCACGGCATTCATCCAAAAGTCTCACGCGCAGTCGCAAAGATTATGAAATCGCCTGAAAAACTCGCGGAGATGCAAGTGCAACAAGAAGGTGTCGAACTACTCTATGACAGACTCAAAGCTTAAACTTATTAATAATCTAAAAGAAAGCAAGGGTTCAGACTCTTGCTTTCTCATAGGCGGCGGGCCCAGTGTCACTAAGCTTATCCCAGACTCTTCTATCCTTACACAACATGACGTATATGTAACAAACAATGCATATAAACTATTCCCTAATGCGATTCTTTTACATTTTACAGATCAAATTTGGTGGGAATGGCATACAGATAAAGAACACGATGTAGAAAACTCTTTTGATGGCTATATAAGCATGGGGTGTAAGGCTAATATACAATACTGGAATAAATATCCTAGAGTCACGCCTTTTGTTTGTAAAACTAAAGGTAAAGAATCTGCCAGTCTTTCAGAGACTGTAGGCACAATCGAAGGATCAAACGCTGGTCATCAGCTTATAAATATTGCCCATCAGGTAGGCTATAAACAGTTGATCCTTATAGGCTACGACTTAAACTCAAAAACGAAACAAGCCCAGTGGCATAAAGACCACCGAAGAGAAACACGCACTGATATATACGACACTGTGATGATTCCGGGCTTCAATAATATTTCAAAAATTCGCAAAGGTATTTTCAATCTAAATAGAGACTCAGCAATTCGCTGTTTTCCTTTTGCAGACTTAAAAGACTTCATTTAATATAATACAGGATAGAGACACAATGCCAAAAGATTTAATTATTCTCCTAAATGGTCCACCAGCTTCAGGTAAAGACTCGCTTGCCGATGCGCTAATCTCCGTAGACTCAGATTTTATTAAAGGATCGCTTGCCTACCCTATCAAACAGGCTAATAAAGCCTTCTTCAATCTTACAGACGAACAGGTTAAAGTTTTGGAGACCGATAGAGATGCAAAAGAGACTAAACAGAGTATTCTTCTAGGTAAAACATGGCGCGAGGTGAATATTCTTATGGCTGAAGAGCTTATTAAAAAGAATTATAGCAAGGATGCCTTTGGAATGCTTTTAATTGGTAGACTGAAATCTGCCTTTAAGACTAAACCTAAAAATGGTATTCGCCTTGTAGTATCAGATTGTGGGTTCAAAGAAGAAATTGAACCACTAATCAAAGAATTTGGTAAAGAGTCTGTTCACCTTATCCAGTTGTCGCGCGTGGGTACAGACTTCAAAAAAGACTCCAGAGACTATGTAGACTGTAAAGACTTAGGGATTAAGACTCATAAACTGGCAAATAAAGGCTCTATGCAAGACTTTTTACGCGATGGTGTAAGACTGGTTCAGAAGATTAAACAAGCGCATAAATAAGAGTATGGTTCAGCATAATCTATTAAGTCCGAATAAGTATAAAGTGGTAATCGAAAGATTCCCTACAGTTGATATGTTTACTCAAAGAGTTCCTTTACCCTCTGTCACACTCGGTTCGAGTATGTATTACACGAATCAGGATACGGATATCAAACTACCGGGTGATAAGATTGAATACGAAGACCTTATCATATCTTTGCTGGTTGATAAAGACTTAAATGGTATTATAGAGATTCTTAAATGGATACAGAGTGCCGCAACGTCTGATAATCATATGGACATGCTTTCACAGATATCTATACAGACTTTGACGAATAATAGTAATGCCAATAGAAAAATTACATTCTATAATTGTTTTCCACAAACAATGAGTAATATTCTATTTGATGTGTCGGAGACTGAAGACAATCCTCCGAGCATTGATGCAATCTTTAAATATTCTCATTATACAATAACTTAACATAAGAGACAATATTATGAAACTAACCGATCTTTTAGATGGGGTTGCGGATGATTTTTCTGAAATTGACCCAAGTGATCTTACACACGAGCTTACAAACAATTCTAAACTCTGGACAAAGTATATCATATTGTATCAGAGAGAGAAGGCAGTCTCTAATCAGCTTAAAGCAAAGATGAAGAAGCTTTATTATAAGAAAAGAGACTATTATGCAGGAAACGGTACGCCTGAAGAGTATAAAGCAAAGCCTTTTAGTTTAAAAATTAAAACGGATACTGGTCTACAGAAATATATAGAGGGTGATGATGATATCATAATTCTCCAAGAAAAGATAGACATACAAGATCAAAAAATGGAATTATTATCTGCAACGCTAGATGAAGTGAAAAGAAGGTCTTTTGCCATAAATAAGATTGTAGACTACGAAAGGTTCATAGGCGGTGGATAAAATATACGATGTTCAAGTCTTTGAACAGAATGAAGTCTATATCGCAATAGATAGCAATAGTCGTGGGATTCTTTCAGAGATTCACGACTATTTTTCATTTGAAATTAAGAATGCCCGTTTTAATCCTAAAGTAAAGGCTAAAATGTGGGACGGTAGAATTAGAATCTTTAATTTGAATACACAAAGACTCTATAAAGGCTTACTACCTTATGTAATCAAATTTTGTAATGATCGGGGATACTCTTTAAATATTGAAGAGTCTTTGAAGCTTGAAAAGTCTACGTTTGATTTTGATACGTTTTTTGCTGGTATTAAGTTACCATTCAAAGAGCATGATTTTCAAAAGACTGCCATACAGCATTGTATAGAAAACAAAAGAGTTACGCTTCTTTCTCCGACTTCAAGCGGTAAAAGTCTTCTGTCATATGTCTTAGTTAGATACTTTTTACATAGATATGCAGATTCTGATGATAAGATTCTTATCACTGTACCTAGAGTCGATTTGGTTGAACAGCTTATTGAAGAGTTTAAAGAGTATGACCCAAGCTTTGATATAGAAAAACATTGTCATACACAACATGCTGGAGTGGAAAAGACCACTAAAAAAAGAGTTGTAATTACAACTTGGCAAAGTGTCTACCAGAATCCTAAAAAATACTTCAGACAGTTTGGCATGATAATCGTAGATGAAGCGCACGAGGCTCGGGCCAATTCTTTGAAAGGTATATTAGAATCGGCTGATAGTTGTATATATCGTATAGGTATGACTGGCACACTTGATGACATTCATTATAATAAACTGATTATCGAGGGTTTATGCGGACCAGTATTGAGAACTGCAAAAACAAAAGAGTTGATGGATAGAAAAATTGTCTCAGACTTAAAAATTAAATGTATTGTTTTAAAGTATGATGAACTCTACCGCAAACTTATGTCTGGTAGTACATATCATGAAGAAGTTAAGGCTTTATCAGAATTGGAAGAAAGAAACGACTTTCTGATGAAAATGGTTAATGGTCTTCCCGATAATAAGAATACCTTACTATTGGTTAATGGTATTGACCATGCAAAGACCATATACGAAAAACTTTTAAAGACCAGCAAGAAGACTGTGTATCTTGTTTACGGCGGTACAAAAAAGGAACAAAGAAGCGAAGTCAGAAGACTTACACAGAGTACCGATGGTGTGGTAATCGTTGCGACTTATGGGGTGTATTCTACAGGCATTAGTATTAAGAATCTGCAATATCTCATATTTGGCAGTGGAACAAAGTCTATTATCAGACTCCTACAGTCTATAGGACGCGGATTAAGAAAAGACGGTAAAGACGATGCTGTTACAGTCTTTGATATTGTCGATTATCTACAGCATAAGAAAACTAAAAATTACACATTGAAACATTTTTTCATGCGTGTTAGAATATATAATCAGGAAGAGTTTACGTACACTCTTCACAATATAAATATAAATGTAAAAGAACAAACATAGGTATGACATGGACGACTCAATCATTGCAGATATCATCGAAGACTTAGGTATTAAAGTAGAGAATATCAAACACTTTAAGCTAGTAGGCGGCGAAGAGTTAATAGGCGAGGTAATCAGTACAGAAGACTGTTCAGACTTTGTCATTGTCAATCCCGTTAAGATTTTACGCGATACATATATTACCGAACATGATATGTCTACACAACACTATATGGTAGACTGGAATCCATGCGGTGATGAGTCTCCAGATATGGTCTTAAAAGATGCGCATGTTATTAAAGCCTCTACGCCTATTGCCGATGTTGTGTATAATTATCTATATTATTTGAATGATGTATATTATCCAAATGATATTGTATTCACTCCAGACGATGTGTCAAGCATGACACAGGCTGTTAATATTACAATGATTAAAGAGACTGAAGACGAAGATAATGTTGTAGACTTTTTTAAGTATTATAACAATAAAAACGCATAAAAATATATAACTATATCAAGTAGTTACAGAGACAAAAAGCATTTAAAATCTAACTTGTGTACTATGACACACAAAATGGATTTTAAATGCTTTTTTCGTATTTTACGGCACAAATTACATATATAAATAGTAGTATAAGAAGTCTCTTAAATATCAAATCTTATCTTTATAAAATAGTTATATAACAAATGGTGTTCCGTAGGTCTTGCGAAGCGAGTAGAGTCTTCTCAATAAGAAATACAGTCTCGATATATTGGTCTATGAAATAGACATAGGTATTCATTATTGTAAGTCTGTAGAGAATAGAACAAATTCAATGTTCAGAAACTTAAT